AATAAATAGATCTTCAGAACCCTCTTGGATAGTCCAGTTACCTTTAGTGCCATCTATAGAGTTACCCTCTGATTTTGCTTCGTTAGATAAATGTAAGTCTCCTGTGTATATGTTTCTCCAAACTAAACTTGAAGAACCTAAATCATAAGTGTCATTTGCATATGGTACAAATCCTGAATTAGTTACTGATGATATAATTGTAGCAGTTCCAGCTTTTGAAACAGCAAATTCTATTTCAGCATCTTCTGTTCCAGCAGTTACATCTTTTGCTTTAGCGTTTATATATGCATAAGTATGTTCGTTTCCATTTGATTGATTTCCTGTAAATTCTATAAAACCTAAATTATCATCATCTGCTGGACTTACAGAATTTCTATACAAAACAATATCTGGTGCGTTAGTGCTAGTATCAGTATCATTAGTTACTCTTAAACTATCATTAACACCACCTGTAATAGTAACACCATTTGTTGTAGTCGCTAATTTAGCATTATTTTGGTAATATAATGTTGATGCACCATTATCAATTCCAACAAACATATTGTTTCCAGTTGTAGCACCTTGAATACGAACATTAACACCTTGTACTATTAAATCTCCAGTACCAGTTTCTTTAACATATGAATTAGAACCATCATGATAAATTTGTAAATCATTATCAGTTCCAAATCTTGCTTTAACATTATCATTGAAATCTACTCCTGTAGCACCACCAACAGAAGTAACACCACTTAAACCAGAACCATCTCCAGAAAATGATGTAGCTGTTACTGTTCCTGTTATATTTACATTTCCTGTGCCTGTAATATCAGAACTGTTTAAATCTAAATTTCCACCTAGTTGTGGAGTTGTATCATTAACTAAATCTGTATCAGTTGCTTTAGCAAGAGGAAAACCACCTGCTGTAGCACCATCATGTACTACTAAAGTATCTTTATCAGTATCAACAGTTACTTCTCTTAAAGCACCTGTAAATGTGGAATGTTGTGCTGTAGTTCCACCTCTAAGTTGTAGTCGTTTTGCCATTTTATATTATACCTCTTAATTTATAAATTATTATACATATTTTTTTATTAAATACTACCAAAATCCAACTGAAGATTTGTACCATCTATAGTTCCTATATTACTTAAGTTATTATTTTGACCATCTAAAGTACCTCCAAGTTGAGGAGTAGTATCTTCAACAACATTACTAATAGTTCCATTAATTGTTGTTGCTGTTATTGTTCCTGTAATATTAATATTACCTGTTCCAATAATATCATTTGAATTTACATCTAAATTTCCACCCAATTGAGGTGAAGCATCATCAGAAACATTTGCTATTCCTGGTGCAATAGATGTCCAGGAAGTTCCATTATAATATTTAAGAGCATTAGCTGTAGAATTATATGCCAAATCTCCTTCATCTAAACTTGTAGTTGGATCTGCACTACCAACTCTATATCGTTCTGCAAATGAATTGACACCAGCAATGTTTGAAGCAACAGTATTAACATTTGCTATTGAACCACCTACTAAACCAATATTTGTATCTGCTGCTGCAACAGTTGCTATATTATTAGTTGGCGATATTTGTCCAGCAACAGTATTAACATTAGTAATATCATCAGCTACTGTATCAATTTTTGATGTACCAGGTGTGTCAGTTACTGCATCTGCAATTGAACCATTATCAATAATGTGAGTAAAATTATTACTTAAATCTTGACCAACAATAGTTATGTTGCTTATATTGGTTGTAATTGTACCTATATCACCTGCAACACTTGTAATATTAGCATCATTAGCAGCTACAGTTGTAATATCTCCAGATATACCTGCTACAGTTGTTACTTCAGTTGCTTTAGGTGTTAGTCTATGAAAAGTATAAGTATTTAATGTTGATGTTGTTTCAACTAATACTCCATAACCTGCTGATAAAACTGTAGAACCACATCCAGTAATAGTAACAGTAGATCCTCCTAATGTACCACTTGTAATAGTAACTGTTCCTGCAGTTGGAGTTCTTGTACTTGCAATTTCTTTAATTGAAATAATTGTACCTGCACCATCATTAACAACTGGATTAATATTTGGTAAACTTGTTTCATTTGCAATAGCAACAAAACCACCAACATCATCTACTAAATCTACAATTCTAGCATCTATAGCAGCAGTAGTTGCTACATAAGCATCAGAACCAGACCAAGTATCACCTGATGATATAGTTTCAGAACTATCTTGTCTAAAGTATCTTCCATCAGAAGCTGATGTGGTAAAGAATGTAGTATCACTTGGTGTATGTCCTGATTGTTCTGCATTAGTTACAATAACTGCATCTGCAATTTTATCTGCTGTTACTGCATCATTAGCAATTTTAGAAGTAGTAATATTACTATCAGTTATTTTTGCAGTAGTAACTGCATTAGAAGCTAATTTAGCAGTAGTGATTTGAGAATCACCAATATGTGCAGTATCAATAGATCCATCTACATAATGTTCACTATCAATACTATCGTCAGCTATTTTACTTCCATCTATAGCATCAGCAGCAATTTTTCCAGAGGTTACATTTAAATCTGCAATTTTAGCAGTTGTAACATTAGCATCTGTAATTTTAACTGTAGTTACAGCATTAGTTGCAAGTTTAGCTGAAGTTACATTACTGTCTGCGATTTTAGCAGTTGTAATTTGTGAGTCTGCAATATGAGCTGTATCTATTGAACCATCAACATAATGTTCTGAATCTATACTGTCATCTGCAATTTTAGAACCATTAACAGAATCTGCACCTAGTTTAGCACTAGTTACAGCAGCATCATTAATCTTAGCAGTTGTTACAGCACTATCAGCAATCTTAACTGTAGTAACCGAACCATCTGCTAAAGTTGCAGTTGCAATTATACCTGTTGGTAAAGAATTATTTGTTTTAGATAAAGCACCAATATAAACATTAGAGATAGCTTCATTAGATAATGAACCACTATCCCAAGTTACATTAATTGTAGTGTCTGTTGAAAAAGATGATGAACTGATTGTTCCATAAATTATACCAGGAGTTGTTGCAGTTAATTTAATTCTTCTGCCTTCATGATAAATTGGAGTAACATCAACACCAGCAATTGTAAAAGAAGTAGCTGATGCGTAAGTTGCAGTATAAGTTCCATCTCCATCACCATATTCTACCCATTGAGAATCATTATACCATGATCTAGTATTAACCATTAATGCTCTAATGGCATTATTTAGATTAGATGGTAGCATCCCTTCTGCAACTGAGATACCATTTAATGATGTGTTGTTTAAATTCGTTGTTGAATAATCTTTTATACCTGCCACTTTAATCTCCTATGAACCAAGCAAATGCTTTGTTGTTTTCAATGTTCTTTTCATTAACCAATACGTTAACAGCTTCTTCAATTTGTCTTTGGAAGAACTCTTGAGTATCTAAACTATATCTAACGTTATCTATATCAGTTTTATCCGTCATCTTCCACCTGCTCTTGAAGCTACAAAATCAACTCCTTGTGCATGATTCCAAACTGTACCTGAAGGAATCTTAACATTAGCTCTAATATATCTTCCTGAACTTCTAACTGGTACAGTACCACTTGTTACCATTGATGAATAAGAAGATACAGTTGGACTATCTGCTAATCTTTCTCTTGTTGAAATTGCTACAGTAGCTTGTGCATCAACA